GCCGTGGGGCAGCTGCTGGAGGCGCTGAATGCCCAGAAAAAGCAGGCGATGCAACTGGCGCTGGTGGAGGGCGAGTGCTACATCAAGCCCTATCTGCGGGGAGATACCTTCGCCTTTTCCCTGATCCCCAGGCAGCAGATCCTGATCTTCGGCCGGGATGAGCGGGGCGAGCCGACGGATGTGGGTACGGCGGAAAAGACCACCCTGGGCAATGAGTATTATACCCTCCTGGAGCGCCGGCAGGTGGACGAAAACGGCTATCTGACCATCGAAAACCGGCTGTACCGCTCCGGTGACGGGGCAAAGCTGGGGGTGCAGTGCGCTCTGGGGGAGCATCCTGCCTATCAGGCGCTGCCGGAGCGCTACACCTTCCCCGAGCCCATCGGCTCGGTGGGGTTGGCCCGGCTGAAAACGCCGATGCTCAACTGCGTGGACGGCAGTGCCGACGGCGTCAGCGTATATGCGGCGGCCACGGCGCTGATCCGCAACATCGACCGCAACGAGGCCCAGCTGTGCGGGGAGTTTGCGCGGGGCGAGAGCCGCATCATCGCGTCCCGGGATCTGCTGGACGAAAACCGGCTTTTGCAGAGCCATCTGTTTGTGGGACTGGACGACGATCCGGAGCGTGTGGGGCTGACGGTGTTCTCCCCGGCGCTGCGGGAGCAGTCCTTCCTGGCCCGGAAGCAGGAGTACCTGCGCAACGTGGAAAGCGTGCTGGGACTGAAGCGGGGTCTGCTCAGCGATGCCAACCTGGACGAGCGCACCGCCACCGAGATCGCCTCCAGTCAGAGCGAGTACAATCTGACGGTGATGGATTTCCAGGGGATGTGGGAGTCGGCGCTGCGAAGCGTGGTGGCGCTGTGCCGGGTGCTGGCCGGGATCTACGGCGTGGCCGGGTATCAGGAGGCCCGGGTCAGCGTGGACTGGGGCAACGGCGTACTGTATGACGAGGAGAAGACCTGGGCGGATTATCTGCAGCTGGTGCAGCTGGGGCTGCTGCGGCCGGAGATCGCCCTGGGCTGGCGCTTCGGTATGCCGGCGGACACACCCCAGCAGCAGGCCGCCATCCGGCAGAAGTATATGCCGGATGGACAAGGGATGAAGTAAGAGGTAAGAGGTAAGAGGGAAGAAGTAAGAGGTAAGTTTTTGGGGCTGTTTGGGGAGAGGAGCGGAAAAGCGTGGAATACCAACGGGTTTTGGGCTTTTGGCGGCGCAAAAAGTGGGAAAAAAACGGGAAGACTTTTTCGCCAAGGTGTGGTACACTGGTATCAGCGAAGGAGGGCAAGCCGCTCTCCCGGTGATCCGGAAACAGGCGTTATGCGCAGGCATAGCGCTTTTTTCATACCCATTTTTGCCGTGGCGGGCGTAAAAACGCCGACCGCGGAGGAGGCCACCCTCGTACAAAAAGCGTAGCGGAGAAAGGAAATATGAAACGGGAATTTTTGCAGAATCTGGACGTGGGCGGGCAGAGCCTGCCCAAAGAGGTGATCGATGCCATCCTGGACGAGTATGGCAAGGACATCGCCAAGGTCAAGGCGGAGGCGGCCAAGCCTCTGGCGGACCAGCAAGCCTTGCGCGCAGAAAATCAGCGGCTGGCGCAGCTGGTGGAGCAGGTGCGCTTTCAGGCGCTGCTGGACAGCGAGATCGTCAAGGCCAAGGGGCGCAACGCCAAGGCCATCACAGCGCTGCTGGATGTGGAAGCGCTGCGCACCGGCGACGATCCCACCTCAGCGGTCAGACGGGCATTGGAGGCACTGAAGCAGGAGCAGGACTACCTGTTTTTCCGGGATGTGCCGCCCTATGCCCCCGGTACGGGCACCAATCGCCCGGAAAACAACTACCTGCCTGTCGATCTGGCAGGCGCGATCCGAGAAAAAATGGAAAGGAAGTAAAAAATTATGGCAATTACACTGGCACAGGCAAAGGTCGGCATGGCCGACAAGGTAGATCAGCAGATCGTGGATATGTTCCGCCGCAATTCCTTGCTGCTGGACAATATGGTGTTTGACAACGTCATCAGCCCCGGCACCGGCGGCTCCACGCTGACCTACGGTTACATTCAGCTGAAGACTCCCTCCACCGCCGCGGTGCGTACCATCAACACGGAGTACACCCCCGGCGAGGCAAAGCGGGAGCAGAAGACCACCTCCGCCATCATTATGGGCGGCGCGTTCCAGGTGGACCGTGTGCTGCAGAATACCGCCGGCGCAGCCGATGAGCTGGCCTTCCAGGCGGAGCAGAAGATCAAGGCAACCGCCAACTATTTCCACAACCTGGTGATCAACGGCGACAGCGAAAACGGCACCTTCGACGGTCTGAAGAAGCTGCTCTCCGGCACTGCCAACGAGATCGTCGGCACAGTGTCCCTGGTCTCCTCCGCGGAGCTGGACGAGAACTACAACGCCTTCCTGGACGAGATGGACGCGTTCCTCAGCACCCTGGACGGCAGCGCCTCTATGCTGCTGATGAACAGAGCGATGCTCATCAAGCTGCGCTCCATCGCCCGCCGCGCCGGCTATTACGAGCGCACCAAGGACGATTTCGGCCGCACCGTGGAGACCTACGCCGGCATCCCGATGGTGGATATGGGCAAGTATTTCGACGGCAGCGTCAGCACCGACGTGGTGGCTACCGAGGGCGGCAAGACCGCGATCTATGCCGTCAGCCTGGGTCTGGACGGCCTGCACGGCATCTCTCCCAGCGGCGACGGCGTGATCCAGAGCTATATGCCCGACCTGAGCGCTCCCGGCGCCGTGAAGACCGGTGAGGTGGAGCTGGTGGCCGGCATCGCTCTGAAGAACACCCTGAAGGCCGCGGTGCTGAAGGACATTCCCATCGCTCAGTAAGAAAGGAGCGCCGGAGTATGGTGGATTATGGCTTTTACACCGACTGCTACCTGGGCAGCCGTATCCCGGCGCAGGCATTTCCCGCTGCCATCGCCAGCGCTGAGCGGCAGCTGGAGCGCTACCGCCGGAGCTTCCGTGTGGTCAGCGCCGGCAGCGAGGCCACCAATATGGCGCTGTGCGCCATGGCCGAGGCGCTTTATGAGGATCACCGGCGCAGCGGCATCCGCAGCGCCGGTGTGGGGGAGGTGACGGTGCAATATCAGCAGTCCGCTCAGTCCCTGGATGCCCGGCTGCTGCGCTGCGCCGGGCTGTATCTGGACATTTACCGTGGGGTGAACGGATGGAGCAGCTGATGGAATTTCCCCTGTGTGAGCAGACGGTGACGGTGTACCGGCAGACCGAGGGGGGCATTTGGCGGCAGGTGCTGGATGGCTGCTTTTACAGCTGGGAGGATGTGCTGCAGGATACCGCCCCTTGTCTGCAGCGCCGTTTTTTGCTGGTGGTGCCGGGGCGCGTTTCTTTGCTGCCCGGTGACCGGGTGTACCCCGGGGAAGGGCCGGAAATGGATATGGCCGGGTGGAAGGGCTTTGTGCCGGCGCTGGTGCCGGGGCTTTCCCGGGTGGCCTGGGTCCGGCAGTATCCCACCCACACCGAGGCGGGGGATCGGCGGAATCTGTAACAGGCGGGCGGCTATTTGCCCACCGCCTGTTGGGTAATGACATCACGATGGAATTCGATGGTGCCGGTTGCTCCGCAGGGGTCCATTTCTTGTCCCGTCAAGAAATGGACGAAAGAAACGGGCAGGGGGGGAGCGATGGGAGCGCCGCCGGTGGCGGGAGAAGCGACCTGAGCGAGTGGCAGCGGTCGGCAGATGAGGAAGCCGCACCGACGGCGACGAAGATGCCGGGCACCGCAACAGGGCGTGCTCCCGCACGAGAGGCGTTCCCCCTGCACCCCCCAAGCCTGTCGATTGTTTTTGCAGGGATACATTGTTTTTTCCAAGAGGTGCGGATAACTGGACAAGGTGTTCCATCAAAGAGTTGCGGAATCGGAAGATTTTTAATGAGAGGCGGTATGGCGGGCGGCGGATCGCCGCCCCTACACCCACTTTCGATAGATTTCGTAGGGATGACGTGGAGAAACACGCACAAACTTTAAACTTTCTTTCATAATTTCTTAACATTTAATGGGAAAATACCACCATTATGCCTAAAATGGCAGGCGTATTTCTTGTCAAAACGGAAAAAACGCAAAATACAGGTTGTACTTTCGGCGAAAATAGTGTACAATACTGTATTGATAAAATAGCATTACTACGCAGATTGCGATTATTTTGGAGGAGCATCCATGGAAAAGAAGATTGTTTTAGTGATTATGGACGGCGTTGGCAAGGGCGACGGCGGCAGCGGTGACGCGGTTGCGGTGGCCAAGACTCCCACGCTGGATCATTTGCTTTCCACCTGCCCCCATACTTACCTGAAGGCACACGGCACTGCCGTGGGTCTGCCCAGCGACGAGGATATGGGCAACAGCGAGGTGGGACATAATGCCCTTGGCTGCGGCCAGGTGTATTCTCAGGGCGCCAAGCTGGTGGGTGAGTCCATTGAAAACGGCACACTGTTTGCGTCCCAAACCTGGTGTGACCTGGTGGAAAATGCCAAAGCGGGCAAGGCGATGCATTTCATCGGCCTGCTGTCCGACGGCAACGTCCACAGCAATATTGCCCACCTGATCGCACTTTTGAAGGCCGCTCACGCCGCCGGCGTGAAGAAGGCCTACTGCCACATCCTGCTGGACGGCCGTGACGTGCCTGCCACCTCCGCGCTGGAGTATGTGAGCGCTTTGGAGGAGGTGCTGGCCGGGCTGAATACCGAAGGCTGCGATTACGCCATCGCTTCCGGCGGCGGCAGAATGCAGGTCACTATGGACCGCTATGAAGCCAACTGGGCAATGGTGGAAAACGGCTGGCGCACCCACGTCCAGGGCATTGGCCGTCAGTTCGCCTCTGCCGCTGAGGCGATCGAGACCTACCGTACCGAGACCGGCTGCATCGACCAGGAT